CCGCGAAGCGGCGACAGTGGCAAGCTCGGTGTAGGAAAGGATTCCCATTAGGCGGCAGCCCCCAAGATGTCTACCTTTTCCTGCTGCAACGCTCGAAGCTCGCCACGGATTTCGTCCAACTTCTGCGTTTGCTTGCGGTACTCAGCAATGGCGGGATCTTCGCGGCCCGTGGCCAGGGCCAGGAACTGGGCCATGCCCTCGCTAGAGCGAACGTCGTTCGCCTTCAGAGCTTCGTTGGACTTGCCGCCGAGGGCGGCAGCACGCTCAGAAAGGATTGCTCTTGCGTCATCCTTCTTTGCGTCAATCTTGTCATTCACGGCAGATAACTTTTTGTCTTTTTCATCTTGTCTCTTGCGTGCGTCTTCAAAGTCTTTCTTCGCCTTAGCGTCTGCGGCGGCGGCTTCCCTTGCGGCCTTATCGTCACGTTGTTTCTGCTCGCGTGCACGCTCACGCTCAGCGCGGGCCTCTGGGTCGTTCATGCGATTGCGTGCGGCGGCTACGGCACGGCGTGCCGGACCGGGCTGAGTCTCTTCGGTGTCGTTGCCGCCGTATATCGCACGAGTGGCGTACTTTTTTGCGTTGGACGCAGCGTCTTCTAAATCACGCGAGTTCTTGGCGGTGGACTTCATCGCTGCATCAACCATGCCTTTTCCAAAGGCTTCTAAGTCCTTGTCGAAGTACGAGCCGAGGTATTGCAGGAATGTTCCAAGAGCAGCCGCCAAAGCATCGCCAGCCAACTGAAACACGTTAAACACGGCCCGCAAAACTTCACCAACGGCAGAGAACACATTGCCAGCAGTCTCAAAGATGGACCCGACTGTTTCCATCGTGACGCTAAATCCTTCAAACTGCGCCACGGCGTTGTCAAAGATGCCGGCGAAGTAGTCCGCCACGTCTAGAAGGGCGTTGGAAATCGTGTCGGCAATGCCGCCGCCTTCGCCGCCAATGTTGTTGAACTCCTCAACAAACGCCAGCAAGTCGTTGGCCAGCGACTCCACCACCGGGGCAAGGTTGCCAACCACCTGGCCGATGATGCCGTCAAAGGTGGCCTTCACCATGTCTAGGGCGTCATTCATGCCGCCGATGGCCTCTACTTGATCATCACCCACGATGGCCCCTAGCCTTCGCATACGCTCTTCAACTTCGGCAAGGTTCTGATTCATCAACGGCAAGAGCTCAACGCCGGCCTTGCCGAAGATTGAAACGGCGGCAGCTGCACGCTCTGCTGGCGTTGGTAGAGCAGCAATGGCGGCTTGAATGGCCTTGAACTGCTCTTCCGGTGCCATCGCCTGCAGCTGCTGAAAGTCCAGCCCGAGCTTGGTAAACGCTTCGGTCTTTCCACTTTCTGCTGCTTGGCCTATTTCCACGCCAAGCTTTTGCACGGCCCCGGTTACGTCATCAATGCCAGACAACTTGGCGGCCATTTGCAACGCTTGCAGCGACTCAACGCCAATGCCGGTGCGTTGCGCCAAGTCGTTCATGGCATCCACGCCCTGGGCAACGCTGGCTGCATAACTGCCAGCCGCTCGAGCAGCCGACATAAACGCATCGGCGGCCATGCCAATGCCCTTGGCAACCACGGCCCCAATGGCAATGTTCTTGATGAGCGACAGGTCGCTAGACGTTTTGCGGGCCTGATCTCCCAGCCGGTTCATAGCCTTGGCGGCTTGGTTGGAACCCGACACAACGCCGGTTGCGGACATGCTTGCCCGCATCGCCAGTGCCAGAGTTGTTGCCATACGTCACCGCTTCAGCTTTGAGAGTTCCGCTGCGATCTGTGCGCCAGTCATTGGCGGCCGTTCAATCGGCATGAAGTCTTCTTCGTTTGGCGGCCTGCCCTTGGTGTAAGGGGCCAGAGTCGCCGCAACGATTCGCCCTGTCTGCCGCCAGCCTCCGAGATCCAAAGGTGCCACGTACCTGTGCATTGCCAACCAACCCTTGAACTCAGCCACGCTCATCGTGCGGCCAAGTTCCTCAACAGTTCGCCCCAACGTCCCGGCCAGCAGATACACAAAGGCATCCAGCGGCCGGGCTAGGAGTTTTTTCCGATGTCCTCAATCTCCTTCTCGTCTAAGTCGTTGTGCCGCTGAGCAATCTTGAAAAGCCGCGCACCAACGGTGCCGCTGAGCCCCTTGAGTTGCTCGCTGGTGAAGAGCGGCTTGCCGTCCGCATCAACGAGGCACTTGCACAAGTACCGCGTGCGGTAATCGTCAATGCCATCGCCTTTTGCTCGAAGGCAGGCAAGCTCCCACGCTTGCAACTCGCCCAGAGGTAGCGTGCGAATCCACACGTCACACTTCCACTCAGGCACGTTCACCTTGAGAGACTGCGACTGATCAGCGGCAAGGATTTCTTCGGCAAGCCCCATGCGTCACTCCGTGATCTTGAACACTGCGGTCCACTCCTGCAGTTCACCTACGCTAGCATTCCAGGCAAGTGACTGAAGAATGGACTTTCCAGACGAGAACGACGCGCCGGGGGCCGTGATTGAAAGTGCGCCGGTCATCGTGACGTACGCCGTGTTCATCAGATTCGTGCCACGGCAGCGAATGGAAACAGTGCCGAAGTCGCCATCTGCCGGACTGAATCGCTTGTCTCGAAACTTGTACGACTTGGGCGTGATCTCCACGACATCCGAAGACACGCCGTCCACGGAGATAGAAACGACTTCAGAGAGCGCAGAGCTTGTGGTACCTGGCGGCCCTTTCCAGGTGACGGTTGCGCCTTGAGAGACAAACGCCACGACGGCCTCCCGTCGTTACGATTGCACTTTGAAGGTGTAGCTGGTCTTAACGAGCTCGCCCACTGCGTAAGAGACGCTCACGGAAGAGACGGTGGCGGTGTAGGCCACACTTGCGAGGCTGAGCGTGCCAGTGCTTCCAATCGTCACCGTTGAGTTGGTGGCCGCGAAGCACTCGATGCTGATCTCGTCATCTCGCAAGGCAGGCGTCTGGTACAGGCGATTCTTGCCGCTGGCAACACTCAGGTGCGTGAAGTCCAGCAAATCGCCGCCGGGCGTGACGGTGACGCTGGTGACGGTGTAGGTCGAACCGCCAAAAACAAAGTTTGTGCCCTGCGAATCGGCTGGCATCGTGGCCTCTCCTAGTGAGTTGCGGGCGGCAAAGCCCTACCCCAAAACTAGGCGACCACGGGGCACCCCTTGCAGTTACAGGTGCTTAGCCAAGTCGTTCATCTGGGCAGCACGACGGGCTTGGTCTTCAAGTATTTTCAGCCCGTTCTCTAGGGCTTTTCGCATTTCGCCAGTCAGGTTTGCGGCAATGGCGTTCTTGCTCATGCGAAAGGCGGTTTCAACTGGATGCTGAGCCCCAGTGGAACGCAAGTAAACGGGCGTTGCGCTTTTCTTAAAAAACGCTTTGGGATACGCCGGAGACGTTTCTACCTTCTTGCCGCCCTTAAAAACAAAAGGGCCAAGCTTCTTGTAGGAGCTAGCGATATATCCGCCCCTCGCGGATTTCATTTTTGAGTATCGCTCAGCAGTTCCAAACTCAATCCAGAACTGATGAAAAGCCCTGTCTGAGCCTTTCATCACTTTGCCACCGCCTGCCGACTTGCTTTTTCCCGTGCCTGCTTTGACGTACCCAACCACAGCAACGGCTGCACCGTCGCGGGGATACCTTTTCACCATAGTCTTGATGGATCGCCGCAGATTCCCAGTTGGACCTTTTGGCGTGATCTGCTTCAAGGCTGTCTCGCCAGGCTTTGCGGCGCGCCGCAAGCCAGCACCAATAACGCGGGCGGCAATGTTTGTGGGCAGCTGCTTGAACGCCCGGCGAAGCTCAAACAAATCCGGCCCAGTGATTTTGATTGCCGCCTTTTTGTACGAAACGGCCATCACGTCGCCTCATTGATTCTGAACTCAAACGTCTGCTGCACCGAGTAGTAGGGCAGCATCTGGTCATCTTGCGGCATATCCACGCCATCGGCCTCAGTCTGTAGCGTGCTCCGCTGGATCGTTACGCCGGCCGTTGTGCCAGTCCACCCGTCCACCGCCAGGCGTACCGCTCGAGCAATCGACTTCACCGACGTGTACGACGTGCCGTAGGTGGTCAGCTGCAGCGTCACCACGGGATTGCCGACGTTGCCAGCCAGAGACTGCGGACGCTCCACCGCAGTTCGCTGGTACACGACGAGCGGCAGGGGCGTGCCCTGCGGGGCAATGAGCGGATACACGCGCGTGCTAATCAGCGAAGAGACGGCCGTCTGGCTCGTCAGCCGGGCGTACAGGAACGCTTCTGGTGCTTCGGGCAGGCTCATGGCGTGTTCCTTATGCCACCGTTACCGGATCTGAAAGCGGCCCGTCGCCAACGGCGTTTACGGCGCGGACTTGCATTACGGACCCG